TCAGTACAATTATCAGATTAATAAAGAGAATGCCCGCCAATCAGGTACAGGGTATGCTGATATACGCAAAACTATGGAAGAGCTTATTGAGATGTTCTCAGTATCTAATCCATTAAGTTTAAGCAATACTCCTCCAACAATAAGCAACGTATACTACCTGCCATCGCCAACCACAACAGGTGATGACTACTACCTATTAAACAAGGTTCTTGTATATGATAATTTTATAGTAGATGGTGTAAGTACAGATGTAGATCCAAGCGGTAAGGAGATAATCGATGACAATGCTGCATTTATTACAGATGGCATACAGGTAGGCGATGTAGTAGCTTTAGTGAGTGGAGGAATTACTCAGTACGTTACAGTAACATTTGTTAACTCTGAGACATCACTATACACTACAGCAAGTATTGTAACTCAAACACCATTCAATGCAATTGGGATAGATTACAACATATACAGAGACTCTTTACAGGAAGCTGAAAAAGTTTCTCATAGTAAGATAACTATGCTTAACAATTCATTGTTGACTAAGCCAAACCTTACGTACCCTGCCTATACGCAGGAGGGTATCATACTAACTGCATTCCCATCTACAGTAAATAAAGTAGGTCAGGTGTTGTCTCAGTACATAAGATACCCTAAAGATCCTAAGTGGACGTATATTACGCTAGTTAGTGGAGAGCCTGCATTTTCGCAGTCGCAGCCCGACTACCAAGACTTTGAGCTTCCGCTTGATTGCGAGCCTGACTTAGTTAATAAAATTCTTCAGTACGCGGGTATGTCTATTAGAGAGCTATCAGCAGTTCAGTTTGGGCAGGGCCTTGAGCAAATAGATAATCAATCACAACAATAATAGAAAATGGGGTATATATCACAGTATCAATACTACGCTAATGGAGGTTCTAATCCTGAAGATGAAAATTGGGGATCGTATCAGTACGTATCGTTGTATGACATAGTAAACAACTTTATGTTAATGTACGCAGGAAACCACAGCCTCATTAATAACGAGGATAGGTTTAAGGTTTTGTTCCACGCAAAAAGAGCGATACAGGAGCTTAACTACGATGCGTTTAAGGAGATAAAGATACTAGAGCTTAACATTGATGATCAGCTAAGGTATGTTCTTCCGTCTGACTATGTGAATTGGGTTAGGATATCTATTGAGAACCAAGGGATACTTTACCCTCTAAGCGAAAACATACAGACTAATTGGTCTAAAGCATATCTGCAGGACAATTCAGGTAAGATATTATTTGATCAGGATGGTAATGCACTATCTCCTCAGTTTTCTAAGCTAGACTACGATAGAATTTTTACTATACAGCCGACAATATACTTAAATAGTAATTCACCGTTTAATGGCTACAACGGCTACAACGATAATGGTAATTGGTACTTTACAAGGGATATTGGTGCTAGGTTTGGCCTTAACACAGAGACAGCTAACGCAAACCCAACCTTTAGTATAAACAAGAAGGGTGGTGTTATAAACTTTAGCTCAGGGACGCAGGGACAGTTAGTTGTACTTGAGTATACATCTGATGGTATGGAGAATGGTGACGATAGCAGTATCTCTGTAAATAAGATGTTTGAAGATTATATGTATGCAGCTATTGAGTACGCGATCTTAGGGTCTAAGTTTGGTGTTCAGGAATACATAGTCAATAGAGCTAAGAAAAGAAGAAGAGCTTTGTACAACAATGCAAAAATAAGAATCAGCAATATCCACCCCGGTAGACTATTAATGAATATCAGAGGACAGGATAAATGGCTAAAATAATATGGCGAATTTATCAAGGAATTTTATAGCAGGCAGAATGAACAAGTCCGTTGATGAACGACTTGTTCCTAATGGCGAGTACATTGATGCTCTTAATATACGTATGGGTTCTACTGAGAACTCAGAGATTGGTGTTATAGAAAATGCTAAGGGAAATTTACCCCTTACTACATTAATTTATAATGGTATACCACTTAGCTCAGATGCAAGGTGCATAGGTGCTTTTGAGGATGGCACAAACGAGACTATTTATTGGTTTGTACACGACAATAACTACCCATCATCTCCTACAGGGAAGATTGATTTAGTATTATCATATGATATAAAAACTACGATACTAACGTATCATCTGATAAGTATTAGAGACGGTGCTACAAGCAATACAACATTGAACTTTGACCCTACGTATGTAATAACAGGCGTAGATAAAGTGCAGGATCTATTGTATTGGACTGATGACTACAATGCCCCAAGGCAGATTAATGTAACTAAGGGTTATGCTAATCCATCTGCAGGCGTTGACCAATTTTCAGCAGAGTCGATTCTTGTAATAAAGAAACCACCTGTTGCAGCTCCGGTTGTTGTACCAACAATTACATCAACTCAGGACAACTTCTTGGAGGAAAGGTTCATATGCTTTGCCTACAGGTATAGATACGATGATGGTGAGTACTCAGCTACATCTCAGTGGAGCAAGCCTGCTTTTCTACCAAATACATTTAACTACGACTTCGCTACTGCTTTAAACAGCGGTATGCAGAGTATAGCTAATATGGCTGAGGTTACTTATAACTCAGGAGGACCACTTGTAAAGGCAATAGATCTATTGTTTAAGGAGATGGACTTCCCTACAATTCGTATAATAGAGAAGATAAACAAAAAGAACGAGGGTCTTGGTGACAACACTGACTACACGTTCCAATTCCAAAATAGTAAGATATTTACAATACTAGCAGACTCTGAGATACTAAGGCTATACGATAATGTTCCTAGATTTGCTAAGGCTCAGACTATGATGGGTAACAGGCTTATGTACGGAAACTACGTTGAGGGTTATGATATGGTCGACAGCTCAGGCAGTCCTACTAGCTTGGAGTATATAGCTAAGCTAGATACCAATGAGGTAGGAAGCACTGAATTAGATTACAACTTAGATACAGGAACATATAGTTGGGATAGCCTTCAAACGATAGGCTCTTCAGTTATTTACCTTGATTTTGCTAATTTAGATTTAGTATCAGGTGCACTGTTAACTATAGAGATTCAGTACAGCAACTCTCTTTACTCAGGTGATCCACCATTACCTACAGAAACACAAGGAAATACACTTATATCATTTCCATATGTACTGCAAAAATCATTTAATAGCGTTTACGAGCTTGCTATAGACCCTGATTTTGTAGAAAAAATAGGTACGGTAAGCACAATACAAACAGTTCAAAACTCTTGTGATGGATTAACCCTTACAGATAGATTTAACTGCTCAATAGAACAAACTCTTGTAGATCCCGGAAATGTTACATTTACTAAGTATGAGAGTGGTATCTCTGCAGCGGGTCAAGCTATACAGATATTTACATCTCCTGCGTCTACTAAAATAGGACTTCAGCTACCTGCCATTAGGTATGTAGACAATCCGATTACAAGAAGTGTCTACTCTTACTACGAGATTACTTTTGCAGCAGCACTTTATTCTGAAGTGGGAAGCCCTACTAGCTTACACAGCAACAGGGGGTATGAGGTTGGTATTGTTTATATGGATGAGTTTAATAGATCATCTACAGCTCTAGTTAGCCCTAATAATGCAGTACACGTTCCTTGCTCGGCATCTGAATTTCAGAATAAAATAAACATAACTATACCAACAGGACAGATTGCTCCTTATTGGGCAGATAGGTATAAGTTCGTAATAAAGCCTGATAGAGATACATACGAGACAATATACTCTCAGTTCTTTTTTAGAGACCCTACATCAGGAGCTGACTACTTTTTACTTGAGGGTCAGAACTCACAAAAAATTCAGCTTGGGGATGAGCTTATAGTTAAGAAGGACACAGTAGGTCCGTTAAATACTTGTACGTACACAACTGTTTTAGAGAAAGAAGCTCAGCAGGCTGACTTTTTAAGTCCAAAGCCTGTCGATGGCAGCGGTGTAGAGTTAGCTGTACCTGCAGGTGTGTATATGAAGCTAAGGGCAAATAACTTTAGTACAACTATAGAGAGCCCCGATGGGTTACCAACAGTTCTTGATTCGGGAGAAATAAAAACTAGCTCAAAAACTAATTCGGGCAATTGTGCTGCTATGAGGATTCCTGTTAGCGTTCAAGACCCAAATGACCCTACTATGTATATAGATCTTCCTATACCATCAGGATCTAAAATTACATTAGAGTTCGAGAGCGACAGGGAAGGTAGGGGATGTAATATAGAAGGAAGAACGTATATATATAAAAATGATTTCACGTCATCTAAGGACTACAATAGCTTTAAAGAATGGTGGGATGGAGACAATGTAGCAGGCACACTAAACTCTGACTTTGTAGTAAGAGAAGCTACCTGCAGTGCACCTGAGCCTGTAGCAACATATTGGCCTATTTTAGCTACATCAACAGTGGATATAGTATATGAATGCGGAGGAGAAGTTAATTTTCAGTTTTCTAAGATAAATGATACTCCTAATAATAATACAGGGTTGCTTTTTGTAGGAATACAAGGGTACGGAGGTAAAAAAACTAGGACAAATAATAAAGCAAGGATTACAGTTGTACGTGCAAATAGTATTGTTGTTTTTGAAACAGATCCGCTTGATGCTGCACCAAACCTTTGGTACGAGTCATCTGAGGTTTACAATATAAATAACGCAGGAGAGCACTTGGGTAACGAAGGAGACCAAAGTCAAGTATTTGCATCTAACACCCCGGCTATTATAAACACTGACTTCTACAACTGCTACTCATTTGGTAATGGCGTAGAGAGCTATAAGATACAGGACTCTATAACAGGTAAGAGATTGTCGTTAGGTAATAGAGCCTATATAACAACTACTATAGAGTACAAGGAATCAAGAAGATTCTCTGATATTACTTATAGTGGTATCTACAACGAAGAGTCGAACATAAATAAACTTAACGAGTTTAACCTTGGTTTACTTAACTATAAAGCCTGCGAACAGTCATTTGGTCCGATAAATAAATTATTTGGTCGAGAGACTGACGTATTGACACTACAGGAAGATAAGATATCGTATGTAGTTCAAGGCAGGAACATACTTACGGATGCAGGAGGAGGCAGTGCTTTGATGGCATCGCCTGAGATACTAGCTAATCAAGTAGCTCGTATTGAGGAGTATGGTATATCAAGCAACCCTGAAAGTTTTGTTCAGTGGGGTCCTGATAAGTACTTTACAGACGCAAAAAGAGGTGCTGTTATTAAGCTTACAGGCACTGAGAGAGACAACGATCAGCTTTCTGTGATATCTCAGAATGGTATGAGGACTTGGTTTCGTGATCTATTTAACGAGTCGTTTACAACTCAAAAACTAGGTGGATTTGATCCATATATGAACGAGTACGTGTTAACGTCTAACGAAGTTCCGCTGCCTCAAGAAATTGAATGTGACAGCTGCAACACAACTATCTCATTAAATGTATCAAGCGAATCAAGCTTTGAGTCTTGCTTTAACTTAGGTGATCTAGTCGGAGACGTAAACATTGACTACATCGTATCTGATGTTAGCGGTACATTTAACATAACAGCTGTTTACAATGGTATAACCTATACCACAGGTAATGTTACCGCAAGCGGAACTCTTACGTTCCCTAAATCTGTAGTTAACGTGTCTACTGTAGACCTAACAATAACCTCTACAGGTCTTGTAACTCTAGGGTTAATCATAAACTGCCCTGACGCTGATTCTGTCACAATATTTTTAATAACTGTGACAAGCAGCAATGAGGTTGGGTTGTTTACTACAAACCAATACAGATGGTCTGATGGTACTTTTAACTCACCGCTACATAGTCAGAACATACAGTTTGCACAGTTTTATACCAATCCTATAGTATCTCAGTACCAAACTATAACAGGACTACAGGGTGGCGGTGTAATCCCCGCAAATGGTGCAACGGTTACAATGTTCAACAACACTATTGTTCCTGACAACTTTGTATTCAATCAGTTTGAGGATAACTTTAAGTACCTAAGAACAAATACGTTGTACGAGAATAATGCGGCGGATATACAGAGCCTTCTTGCGGCAACAACGGAGGCTACTCCAATTAACCCGCCAATAAACGGTAACACTGCATACTACTCTCAGTTTACTATGCCGTCTACAGGAAGCTACTTGTATTTAGTTTGGGACTACAGAAACAGTACAGCTATACAGCTATGCTATGATGCTGACTCTAGAACTACTGCCTGCTGTGATTGTCAGGGTGAGGGAAATCCTGCTACATTTGTAATACAGGACTGTATAACAGGAGATAGCTTCTTTGCACTACAGACTCCATTCTTATTTAACATAGGTGATGTTGTTAAGTATAAAGAGGGTGCAGGAGGAGGATTTGGAGCAGACAGATGTGGAACAATTGTAAGCAATGCAATAATACCTCCAACGGCTACAATACAAGTACCGAATACATTTGAATGCGGAGACGTAATAAATTGTCCAAGCTTTTAATAAAATAAAATGGCAGATATATACTACATAGACGGCAATACTTTATCAAACTCAACTGCAATATTTACAGATGCAGAGCTAACTATTTGTGCCCCTGATGGATTCTATTCAGATGGGGTAACGTCAAGAGAGCAGGTTAGCTGCCTTCTACTTCCATCTCAGGCTTGCGGCACTTGCGGCACTCCTTGTGGTGAAGAAATAGGAGCGTCAGGAGGTCAAGGTATATACCTTATAAACTTAGAGACAGGCGAAACTGAGTTGGACACGGGTGCTATATTAATTAGGTTTAATCCTGCATCTCAGCCCGATGGGATACGTGCTACATTTAACGGGATTACTTACAATAAGCTAAGCTCTACGGTAGATGGATACCACGCATCTACATCTCCTACTTCGCATACATTTTTAGGTAGGGATGATACAGATCCTGCAAGCTGTTCTCAGATTATATCAGGAGCAACATACCCTGCAATAGAAGAGTTCTTGTACGATGGTGCTGCGTTTACTGCAACAGGAAATACTCAGTCTTTATTTATTGCAGCAGGCGATCTTTCTCTTTCAGATCCAACACCTCCGGGGTATTGCTTGATGGTTATACCTAAGGTTACTCCATCTCCTTCAATTGTAAACTTATCTATTGTTGGACCTTGCGAGACTACAGCTTGGGACATAGCAATAGCCTGCCCTGTGCAGCTTAGTGGTTACTCCTCATCTAGTTTATTTGGATCAATAGGAGCAGCTTGTTCAGTTATAAAGACTGAGGTCTATTACAATGCACCTAACGGTGTAGGGTTTGGAACTCCATCTTTATACGATTGGGTATTTTCAGACACTAATGGTCAGTTTATATTATCTGATGGTTTTTATGGATACGGAGCATCTAATCAATTTATGCAAGTTGAGAATGGGGTTATTATTGCACTAGGAACTTGTCCTTAATAAAGAATGGCAAATTATACATTAACATACGATAACGGAGTACAGGGATTTCCATCCTTCTACTCCTACAATCCCGATTGGATGATTGGGATGAATAATTACTTTTATACGTTTAACGGGGGTAATCTTTACCGTCATAATGTAAATCCTGTTAGGAATAACTTTTATGGTGTGCAGTACAGCTCAACTCTGCAGGGGGTATTTAATGATTTGCCACTTGAGAACAAGCTATTTAAGACATTAAACTTAGAGGGTGATGATTCTTGGGAGGCTAATATGAGGACCGACATACAGGACACAGGGTACATTGATGATGCTTGGTTTGAGAAGAAGGAGCAGTCTTGGTATGCATTTGTTAGGAACACAGGAACTGTGCCTGCAGGGGCTAACGAGTACGCACTTCGCTCTTTAAATGGTATAGGAAACAGCTCTTCTGTTGTTATAACTACAGGGGTTGCTACAGTAAACTACCCGCTAAATGTAGAGGTTGGTAACATAATAAGTATCGGTGATATGCTATACTTTGCACTACCACCTAACTATAGTCAGCCTATCTTGGCAGGGCAGGTTACCGCAGTTAACATTAATCTAAGGGCCGGAGTTAATCAGATTGCTATTGATACCACTATACCACTAACAGCACCTATCTCTATTCAGGACGCTTACTTCTTGTACATAAAGAACTCAATTGCTGAGTCTCACGGTGTGTTGGGACACTACTGCGTATTTGATATTGAGAATACCAATACATCTAAAACTGAACTTTTTGCAGTTGAGTCCGAGGTAATGAAATCTTTTCCTTAAATTTATTATCTTTGTACAATGTATGAGGGTATTGAGTTTATTTAAAAGAAAGAAACAGAAGCCTGAAGACTTATTAAAGTTGATAGACGTTAATAGGGGTCTTCTTTGGGAAGCTATATCTGACTTTAAAGAAAGCATACAGTCAATAAATGGTGCAGTAAATCACCATACCCCTGAAATGGAAGAGCATTTTCCTCTTACGCACCACCTAAAAGATGGTCTGTACACGAGAGAGGTGCTTATGCCAAAGGGATCGCTAGTAGTTAGCTTCATACATAAGACTAACCATCCATCATTCTTTATGTCGGGTGAGATGTCAGTGCTTATGGACAACGGAGAGATCCAAAGGATACAAGCACCAATGAAGGTTATGACAGAGATTGGAACGCAAAGAGTCGCGTATATGCACGAGGACTGTGTTTGGGTTTGTGTCTACAGAACAGATAAAGAAACAATAGAAGAGGCAGAGAAGGATGTTTACACAGAGAACTATCTTGACCTACCCGAACACATTATTTTAAATAAAAAATTATTATGGCAGGATTAGTAACAGGCATAGTAGGACTTGGTATATCAGCAGGTACTACAGCTGTATCGTTCATTCAAGCGAACAACGAAAAAAGAAAGCAAGCAGACTACGAGAAAGATGCAGCAACAGCATTAGCTCAGGCACGTAAAGCACTTCAAGTGAACTATGCGAAGCAGATGTCTATTCAGAAAGAGCCTTACAACCAAGAACGCCTTGCTCTATTAAGTGCAGGAGCTCAGATAACACAAGCTGCTTCTGAGAGTGAGAGAGGTGCTGCTTCGGCAGCAGGTCAGTTACTAGGTGCACAACAGATGGGAGCTGCTGACATAACTAACCGTCAGACTACTGATATGCAGAACATAGAGAACGCTATACTAGAGGAAGAGTCAAGGCTTCGTGATGTTGGTGTTGGTTTAGATATGCAAGAGATAGCAGGTCAACAGCAAGCGGCTGCCGACTCTAGATTAGCTGCAGCTCAAGCAAATCAAGCAGGAATGCAAGGATTGGCTACTACAGCACAAGCGGGCCTTGATATGATACCACTGTACGCTCAAGATAGAAATGCTCAGAGAGCAGCAATTGGCAATATAAGTATGTCTGACACAGAGTTACAAAATTTTGGCAATGTTACAGCTAACCCATTTCTTGGCAAAAGAGGTGGAGATAGCAAGTCTATGATACCTGCATCTCAAAATGCTCCCGGAACTACAAATCTTGATTTAGGTTCAGTTAAAAATATGTCTAACCTAGATTATAGGAGATTCAAAAGGGAGCTTACACCTGAACAAAAAAGAATGTTGTTTATGAACGATAGCTATATAAGTAACTACAATAACGCATTAAATCCAATAGTAAAATAATTTATGGCAACTAAAATAGGATACGTTAGTAGAGACCCATCTGAACAGATAAATTGGGCAGAGGTTGGAGCAAACTTCACCGGAATGCTCAAGGAAGAGGCTAGGGTACGTGAGGAGAAGAAAGCGGAGTACGATAAAGCTACTCGTGAGATGGAAAAAGTTCTTGAGAATTCTCCTACGGGAGATTCTAAGAATATGAATGAGTGGGCTTTGGATTATGCTGCTGATGCTCAAAAAGAACTACTAATGGTAAATACGCTATTAAAAAGCGGCCAATTAAAACCGCAAGACTATACTGTTATAAGACAGAACTTAGCTGATGGAACAGATCAAGCTTTTACATTGTCTCAGGAATATCAAACCGAATTTTCTGAAAAAACGGCTCGCGCTGCGGCTGATCCCGGAACTACTATTGGTCCTGACGGCAAACCAATTACAGGTTCTCAAGAACTAGAGACTTTTCTTATGGGGACTGTTGAAGGTTTTGGTAACTTTACTAAATCTAAACTTATGATAACGCCTAGAACAGGCAAAGTAATGGTTGGATTTATTAACGATAAAGGTGAAGTTGAATCAGATCCAAATAAATTAGTTGGTATTAATAATTTACGAAATAGAGTTAAAGCAAAATTTGACGCTTACGATATGGACGCTGCAATTGCAAAAGCAAAAGCAGGTGCTTTTGGAGCTTTTTCTGTTGTAAGTGGCGATTTAGGCGGCTTATACCAAAAGGGTATGATTGTTACTGCTAACGGAGCTCAGCTTAGAAATGCAGCAGGTCTTGCTAAATTAGTAGAGCAAGGCGTTATGACTGCTGAAGAAGCAAAATTATTAGGTGACATACAGGCTACAGAAAACTCTTGGGCTGAAAGCCAATTATCAAATGGCTACAACACAACTTCTTTGCTTACAAATAATTTAGGAGGAATAGCTCCTAATGGAAAGATGTATACATTTACTCTTGAGCCAAGTGAAGAAGATGAGAACCATATACTTATAAAGCAGATTGATGGGAATATCGTTCCTGACTTCGAGTCTGATATGGGTAAGAAACATAGAGAAGATGCTAAATCAGGACTTATAACTAGACTGCGAGGAGCTTTAGATATTGAGATCAAGTCTGATCCTATTTCAGGTAATACTCCTCCTCAACCATCACAAGTGTCAATTGATAATGGAAATAATAAAAAAATAACCGCCAATCTTGCATCTGCTTGGAATTCAATTGCTATGTCAGACAGTGCTGAGAAAAAACAAGCAAAACTAGAAGCTATATTAGGAGATGAAAGAGTAAAATCTAGTGGGTTATGGGATATAAATATGTCAACACCTGACGCTAATGGAAACTTTACAATAGACTTTATATACCCTAAAAATCCTGAACAAAACAGACTTGGTGTTCCTATAAATGCAGATATGACACTTGAAGAGTGGTCTGCTCTTGGAGCTGAGATACACGGAATTACTGACGCTAAAGAAGCATTAAGAATTGGTGGTGGCGGAGAAGGAAGTGCTAATATAAAAACAGGTGGATTTTCAAGCGGAATAAAAGCAAAAAGAGGAGCAGCTCCTGAATATAAAGGTGCAATGAATGATTACATATCAGATAAGTTTGCACCTCCCGGAACGGATGCTAGAAATTATACTACAGCAACTTCAGATAAAGTAAACTTCTTTTCGAGTGGTCAAGTAGTTGCTAAACAGCTAATTAAAAACTTCTCTGAAATAGGGTTAAAGGCAGTCTCAGCAGGGGATATTGTTACAATAACAATACCGGGTTCAACTAAAGCTCCATTACCATTAGAGGTTAATTTATATCAAAATAGCAATCAACAAAAGGCAGCACAGCAATTATTAAAATATATTTCTGAGGCGACTCCAACAAATAGAATAAATACAGTAGCAAAAACTAAAAATTGGGCTATGGATGGAGGAGACGCTAACGGTTTATAGAATAAAAAATATATGGAAGAAAGATATAGAACCCCTAATGGAAATATATTGACTAGAAACGAACTTATTAGTCAGTATGGTGAAAGTAAATTTCAAGGTTTTCTTGAAAAAGGAAAAATAACATTAGTTGAAGACGATCAGAATTCGGATTCGGAAGTAGAATTTGAAGATAACGGAGAGGTATTTATAACTCCTAATGGTAATGAACTTACTTCAACTGAATTAGTAAGTCAATACGGTGCAGAAAAGTTTAAATCGTTTCTTTCTGACGGGAAAATAAAAAAAAAAGGACAAAGCGAACTTGGTTCTCAATCAGATTTTTCCATTGGAAAATCGGAACAGACTGAGCAGGATTATTTCACAGGTGCGTTTGGTGATGCACTAAGAGGCCTAGACAGCATTATTCCAATTGGTATTGGTGACTTTGTTGATGATATGGCACGTGCGGTTGCAGGTGGTGTAAACCAAGGTATATCATCTGAGAACGCATCTGACTTGCTTCTAAGGGGGTCGATGTCTACTGACGAGGATATTGCTAGTTACATTGAGTCTCAAAAAACAGCACAAAAAATAGGTTCGTCTCAAGAGATGATGGACTATGAGAAAATATACAACGAAGAGGGAAAAGGATTTTGGGGAGTTGTAAAGGGATTAATGTTTAATCCTACAGTTCTTCCTGAGCTTATTGTTAGCTCTATGTCTGCACTAGCATCTAACTCAGATGCATTACTAGCAGGAGCTGCCACTATAGGTACAGGCGCTACTTACGGTGCAGGTGTAGGCGTTCTTGCGGGTGGCGTTGGCGCAGGTCCCGGTTCTATTGCAGGTGCTACTGCAGCTATACCATACGCATTTGGTGTTGCAAGCTCTACTCTTGAGATGGGTGCTACATTTGGTGAGTTACTACAAGAGGAGCTAGGAGACAAGGAGTTTAATAAGGAGAACGTAAGAGATATTCTTAATGATCCGGATAAACTTCAATCTATAAGAAATAAAGCTGTTGCTCGTGGTATAGTTATAGGTACTATTGATGCGTTTACAGGTAAGCTTGCTAGTGGAGTAGGTGCTAAAATACTAACTAAGTCAGCAGCTAAGTCAGCAACTAATGTTGCAGCTAAGTCAGCTATAGTTAAATCAACTGCAGCGGGTTCTGCTATAGAAGCAGCAGGTGGATCAATTGGAGAGATTGGTGGTCGATTAGTTGCAGGGCAAGAGATGGACACTAGCGAGATACTACTTGAAGGTCTAGCTGAACTGCCCGGTGGTGTCAGATCTACTGTGACTGCACAGCTGCAGAGACCACAGTACAAAGTTAACGGCAAGATAGAGTCTGTTGAGACCGTAGATAATTTAATTGCCACTATGACGCCTGCTCAGTTAGCTGTATCCAACATAGAGATAAAGAACGACAAAGCAAGGCAAGTTGAGGTACAGAAGAAAGTCGTTAAGGGTAAAACGCTAAAGGATGTAAAAGAAGCAAACCCTGAACTAAACGATGCGACTGCAGATGCTATTGCAGATATAGAGATACAGATAGATGCACTTAGCAGTAATCTGACTCAATCAGGCAGAGCTAAAAGAACAGCACTAAAAGAACAAATCAAAAACCTACAGGAGAATCAAATCCAAGAAGAAGCTGCTGTAGACGTTGCTGAAACTATAGCAGCAGAAGAGGGGAAGGTTGATGCATTAAGTGATGTGGAGAGTACGACTAAAGCGTTGGAAGGATTACCAAGAAAACCACAAGATAAAATTTACCCCAATAAGGTAATGGAAATAGAAGGAGTGCCATTAAGCCCTCTTAGTTTTGATGAGAACGCATTAAGTTGGGAAAGTAATAATCCACAATCAGTAGCAGAAGCTTATCATAGAGCTAAACAAGAAAATAGCAATCCTGAATTAGTAAACGCAGTAGAAAATCTTTTAGGTATACCAACTGCTGCCGCCACAGAACAGACAACTCCTCAAACAATAGATGATAGTTCTCCTATAACAGTAGAGTCTATTGTAGACGATGTTACGGGAGAGGTTAAACCTGTTACTGAAAAGATGGTATCAGAAGCTGACGCACTTGAAGGGGATCTAGGTAGTGCTTATGCAGATATACTATCAGAGACTCCTGAAGCCACTACAGAAGCTCCTAATGAAATTGTTTACGAAATGAATAAGACCGATAAGAAAATTTGGTCTAAAGATTTTGAAATAATAGATAATCGAAACGGAGAAGAAGATGCAGAAGGAGCAAAATGGATGGTTCGGAATGTAGTCACAGGCTATATGATGGATGCCAAATCAAAAAAAGATGCTCAATATATAATTGATAACGCACCTGCCGAAGCAGAACTTTTTGGTGAAGGAGAAAAAGTAGAAATAGATACTGAACCTGAGATAACAAATGTTAACAAAGAATTAGAAAGTGATTTAGATTATTACTTTGGTAAAATCGAAGACATACAGGATGAAATCAATAACGAAATTGCAGTAAAGAAGTCTGATGTTGCCGAGCTTAAAAGTAAGTTAGCTGAGGTAAGAAAAGATAAGACTCTAAGTAGAGACGAGAAGATTGACAAGATAGATGATCTTAAAGCCGAAATCGATGATTTTATTGAGAATCAAGATATGGTAATAGGCGACCTTAAATTAGATTTAGACGATGCTAAAAAACAAGCAAAGAGCACTCAAAGAAAAATAGATAAACAAAAAACAGCTGTGTCTTCAAAGACACAAGATGCTAAGTTTAGATTACAGGAAGAGGGAGACGATGCCACTACGGTAGATGCAAGAGATTATGACCTAGATGCAATATCTATGGAGATGTTAGAGTTGGGTGGTGGCGAGATGAATTTTACAGTACCTCTACCTGAAGGCGTTACTTTAAGCCCAATAGGAGAAAGCAAATCTTCCACTAAACTAACGGATTCAGATGCAAAAGAGTTAGGTTTTGACAAGGTTTCAGATATGGAAAAGCAACTCGAAGCTTTTGAAGATATCCCTATGCTAAAAGCGATATCGGATATACTTGCAGGCGGAACTTATAAAGACGCTGTAGGTAACGATCTGAAATTAAAAGGAGGTATGATGTTTAACGCTATAGCAAAAGTCAAAGCGGCTTGGGCGGGCGTTAAAGGAAATGTATCTAACGCTCAATATAAAAATGCTGTAAAGCTTTATGGTATACATAAAGATTTATTTGATAGACTATGGAAAGAAGGCAGGTTACCTGACGGTCATATCCCTATGGCTATAATAAGAATGGCTAACGATGCTGTCTTGTCTAACGAAGCAGTC